ATGGCATTACGAGCTCTTCTGTGCCCTCTGTGATGAGTACACATTTCGATATGGTAAAATTCACAAGACCGACTCGGAGCTTCGTTCCGTTCTTGGTCAATTTCCAGCGAATCTTCAGGACGGTCCTCTGACTCAGTTTCCACTGGCCATGAAGTCCGAACCTCAATGCATGGATCACAATGATCCGATCGGTTCGTATCGTAAGTTCTATTTCACCAAGGCCAGCAAATTCTCCATGACTTGGAAGAAGCGCGGTGCTCCACACTGGTGGATTCGTGCCGGCTTTGGTCATGGAACATAAATCTTATCATGACATACAATTATCATTGCAAGTCGTGTGATCACGACTTCGAGAAGAATATTCCGATCGCGGATCGAGAGAAACCTACCAAGGAAAAATGCCCGCTCTGTGGCAAGAAGGGTATCATCGATCGTGTCTTTGAGGCGCCGCGTCTCTCATATGATGGTGTCGTTTCGGACATCAAACGTGCCGGTTCCGGCTGGAACGACGTTCTCAAGCGCGCGGCCAAGTATGCCGGCAAGAAGTCTCAGGTAGATCACTACTGATCGTGTGATCTCCAAGCTGTCATACATTCTGCGATCACGTACCTTCGAACATGTTTCGATCGATCTGGGATACGACGACCTTTCGACCATCGAGATTGAAGGCAAGCGTCGCTACGTGATTCCCTCTGGAAAAGCCTATCCTTCCATCACGACCGTCCTTGGTCATGGCAAGAGTCAGTTCCTAGAAAGCTGGAAGAAACGCGTCGGAGCCGCGGAAGCCGAGAGAGTCTCTCGTGTTGCCTGCTCACGTGGAGAATCCCTGCATTCCATCGTCGAGCGGTACATTCGAAACGATGAAGAATTCATCACTTCGGCAGACATGCCAGATGCAATCTCGATGTTCCGTGCAATCGTGCCCAGGATAAATACGAAGGTAGGGCGAGTCTACCTCCAAGAGAGGCCGCTCTATTCGACTCATTTGAGAGTCGCTGGTCGCACGGACCTGATCGCGGAGTTTGATGGTCGGCTCGCTGTCATTGACTTCAAGTCATCGTCACGAGTAAAGACTCGCTCTCAGATCAAGAATTACTTCATGCAGGAATCGGCTTATGCCATCATGTTTGAAGAGAGGACAGGAATTCCCGTGGATCGACTAGTGACGCTCATGGCCGTCGCTGGCCAGAGCGAGCCGCTCGTCTTCGTGGAGAAGCGAGACGACTGGACAGATAGCCTGCACAAAGCGATTCATGCCTATGAAGAAACATACGGTAAGCCCTAAAGCTCTGGATCTGAGTGATCTCCTGGAAAGCAAGTCCTCGAACAAGCCGTCGTTCACGGAACGGAATCAAGGACGAATCCTCGACTTCTACCTTCTCGGAGAGATCGAGGAGGCCGAGGAGTATGCCGAATGGTTCGATACTATTCGAAACGCCAGCCCAAACGACGTCATTCGAATCTTCATCAACTCTCCGGGAGGTGATCTCTTCACGGCCATTCAGTTCATGAGAGTTATCAAGGAATCATCTGGAATCATCGTCGGATCCGTCGAGGGTGCTTGCATGTCCGCGGCCACGCTGATTTTTCTGGCGTGTGATACCTTTGAGGTGTCCGCACATTCGTCTTTCATGATTCACAACTACTCCGGAGGGGCCTTCGGAAAAGGTGGTGAGATGATGGATCAGTTGACTTTTGAGACCAAGTGGGCCGGAGATTTGTTTAAGGACGTTTACAAGGACTTCTTGAATCCTATGGAGATCGTCTCGATTCTCAAGGGTCAAGACGTATGGTTGTCGGCCGATGATGTCGTGCAGCGCCTGAATGCGCGGCAGGAGCTCCGAAAAGCCTCGGAGGAAGCGGCCAAGAAAGCTGAAAATTAGCCTCCGTGTGCAAGTAGCTGATTTGCAACGAGATATTTTAGCACTTTTTTGTTTACAAATTACGACTTCTGGAGTATTATTATTCCAGAATGAAGAACAACATCAGCAATAATGGAAACACACCAACAAACAACACATACATTATGAAAAAAACTAACACAATCAAAACTGGGGCCGTGAAGGCTCCTGTCATCAATGCCACCGCGCCAGTCAAGAAGACGCCCTCTCGACCGACCGAGAAGATTCAGAATCATATCTCGAGCATGAATGCCGAGAAGACTCTGCACTGGCTGAACAAGACGGCTCGCACGATCGGCAATCATTGGGATAAAACGAAGAGCAAGCGCAAATGCACTCAGGCTTACTGGGACGGTCTGATCACTCGATATGAAGTTCTGAGCAAGCAAGCTCAGACACAGAAGTCCTGGGAGAAGTATTGCCAGTCGATCAACAAACCGATCGATCATACCGGCGTGGCGTTGATCGGTTAATCGATCGAATACAATTCGAGCGTGTGGCGGAATTCGATTCAATGAAGAATCGTTGCTATCGGTTGCGCCGATAGTCAGACGCACCACTTAAATGAGGAAGATTGCAGGTTCAAATCCTGTCGCGCTCATCACTTTCAATAAATAATACCATGTCAACCAGCAAATGCATGTACTGCGATCAGTCGGTCTATGGCTACTCATGTGCCTTCTCGCCCAATCGACGGCATCGGCACTCGGCGGATGCTGACGCATGCATCTGGTGTGGATCCAAGAACTATGGTCGTTCCTGTCAGTTCTCGCCGAATCAGACGCACGAACGTGGGCATGGCAAGAAGTGCATCTGGTGTGGATCGTCGAATAAGGGCAAAACGTGCCCGTTCTCGCCTACACAATGGCACGAATCGTAAATTATATCATGGCCAATAAAAACGCACATAGTTTAGAATGGGAGCAAGCCTATATCGTGTGGATTCGATCTGGATTTGAAATCCCGATGGATGCCGACAATTTTCCAGATCCGAAAGTCTGGAAATGGCATGATGGTCCTCAGAGAGGCGTCAAGGACTATGTCGATGTTGGTGTTTGTGGAAAGCCACTCATTCGGCATTTCTCGCCTTCTACCAATACATGGTATGAATCAAAGAAAGCGCCGTACATTCCAATGAATATCCATATAGAGATGCCGAAACCTCAACGATCGGAACGTTCACATATCACGGAGGATATTGAGACGAATGATTCACACGAAGTGAAGGGTGCGGGATTCTCGTCGATCGAGACTTTTTTTCAATAATTTTATGACGTGCTATAAAGACACTACGTTTTGTACCGGTGCAGGATGTGCCAAATTCAAAAATTGTCCAAACGCTCTGACCGAGCGTGTACTTGCCGAGGCCACGAAGTGGTGGGGAGGACCCGAAGCTCCAATCGCCAGACACACAGATCCGACTCAGCTTTCATGCTATGAGGGACCAAATGTTCGTCAGTTTCTAAAGGGATAAATGATTTTATGCATCACCTCGAAAATGAGACATTGCACACGTACGATCTGATGAATCTGGAAACCGGAGCGATGCTCACTCGTAATCATCGAATGACGAAGAGCGAGGCCATGGAGAAAAACTATGCTCTTCGTCTCAACTCTTCGAGGCTCAAGTACGTGCCTCAATCGAATTCAGTTGAGCGAGACTGAACGTCGTCCGGCCGACGCGACTCAACCCTAGTGATGGGTAGCCGGTGCCGCCTGAATAGCTCAGTTGATAGAGCGGCTGTTTCGTAAACAGCAGGTCGTTGGTTTAATTCCAACTTCAGGCTCCATTCCATTTTGTTTTTACGCATTACAATCTATTCCTTGACGACATTCGATCATTATCGCCGTGCGTGAGCCATCCTGGACTCACGACACACAACAACCAAAAACCTGAACGAATAAAGTGCAGTGGCCAACCGGGATTGGCTCGACGCATTTGTTAGGCGACGACTATGAACACAATGCTAATAATCCTAATCTGCTCACTGGCTCTAAATGCCTTCTTGTTCCGGTGGGCAATCATCGAGCGCGCACTCACCAAGCTCTATAAAAATGACAGAACATGGTGGGTGAACCAATCCCACGAAGAAGCCAAACAACATAAAGAATGGTTTGATAAGTGGCTTGATGCGTCCCGCCAAAGCCGCAAGTCGCCTAACTGAAATGTTTTAAGAAGGGTCATTATTTATCATGAACATCATCGTACGCACCGGATGCACGGCAGATGCCGTCATCATCGACGGCAAAAACTCCAAGGACTTCACGACCCATGAACTAGACATGCTCGCAGACGAGCTTTTCGAGAAGCTCCGTGAATCGTATGGAAGAGGAGCGATCAATGTCCTGAATCTGATCAATCTCTTCGAATGCGATACCATGGAATCCGACGATGAAGCTTGTGATCAGTGTGGAGATCGCGTCACGACCATCACTTTCAATATATGAGTATGAAATCATATCGCAGACTTGAGGCAAGACGGCGGAAGCGTCGGCTCGAACGTAAAATGAACACTCAAATTTCAACCAATGATGGAGCGCAAGACGCTGGCGTCTTTGCCTCCAAGGACTTGTTAAGCGGCGAAAAATCGTCATCTGAAATCTATCACAAGGCATGGCGGCTGCAAATGGACAGGGCGCAAATCGCAATCAACGCACTGGCTAAAATCCAAGAAGGCAACTACGGCAGCGAAGACGTGAAGTGTATAGCGCACGACGCGCTTGACGCAATCGAACGAGCCACAAAATGCCAAGCCTGCAAGGGGACTGGAATGATACGAAACGACCAATCAAACCAAGGGTGGGACGACTGCCCACACTGCGTCTCTCTGGAGCCGCTTAACAGAAGAGAGTCGTCAAGGAGAAGCAAGACTTGGATGCCAAGATCGTGAAGCTTCAGTCATTCCTCAAGGAGAACGAGCAATGGAGCTCCAAGTGTGACGACGCCGAGTGGATTCGCCTGCAGAAGCAAGCGTGGGTGATGAGCCTCTATTCGAGCATCCTTGCCGAACGCATGGAAAAATTTCAATCATGAGTACTCAACCACAACACGGTAAGGGATCCAAGCCTCGTCCATTCTCCGTCAAGCTCGACGAGTTTGCCGACAATTGGAATAAAATCTTCGAGAAGAAGAAAGACAAAAAATCGAAATCTTCCTCTGTCAAGGACTCTCAAAATCCTTCCTCGAATAAATAATTTCAGAGCGATCGACGCAACGAGCCTTAAGACTCCAGAGTAGGCCCTGATCGGCCGAGCAATTCGATCGTTCATACTTTCAAGACAAGCCTTCATTTTTCTCAGAGCATGAAGGCTTCTTTCTTTTTCAAAGCCTCTGGGTTTCTTTCTTTCACTTTTTTACGATAATCCGCTGTCTGGCCGTATACATAAATCTGTCTTCTTCTCAGCCGTCCACTGTTCATTCGGAATTCAAATCGATTCAATGCGGATCGAAATCAAGGTCAAATTGAAGGATTACACATTACCTTGACTAAAGAGAGATCTGCTCACATCCGGCCATCCGGTGCAAGTAGCTGATTTGCAACGAGATATTCTTTCACTTTCCTATGTACAAGTCAAGGCTTCATGGTAGAATGGTATCAGAATGAAGACATACACTATCTACACTATCACTAAAAAAGATCTGGATTCGCGGAATCATTACACCGATTCAAGTAACTTCGACGGGCACTTCGACGGGCATCTCATCATCGAAAAAGACTTAGGAATGGTGTATTTTTCTGGATCGCTCATCGTCACTGGATACATTCAAGCTAAAAGTGGCTCGGGCATCACGGCTGGCGAGGGCATCAATGCTGGCTGGTACATCAATGCTGACAAGGGCATCGAGGCTGACAAGGGCATCAAGGCTGGCTGGGACATCGAGGCTGGTGAGGGCATCGAGGCTGGTGAGGGCATCGAGGCTGGCGCGGACATCAAGGCTGGCACGGGCATCAAGGCTGGCACGGGCATCAAGGCTGGCTATGCCATCAAGGCTGGCGCGGGCATCAAGGCTGGCTGTGGCATCAAGGCTGGCACGGACATCATGGCTGGCGAGGGCATCAACGCTCGCTGGAGCATCGAGGCTGGCTCGGACATCATGGCTGGCACGGGCATCAAGGCTGGCTGTGGCATCAATGCTGGCTGTGGCATCAATGCTGGTGAGGGCATCAAGGCTGGTCGTGACTACAAGATCTTTGCTGGAACTTCTCCCTACATGAAAAATGCACATGATGTCATCACGTGTAAGGAAATTGTGACAGGCACGATGGCTCATGGAAAGGTGAACATCATCAAAAAGAATCCCGAGCAATCTTCCACGTGGAAGATTGTTCGAGCAATCTTCCACCTGTGAGGGCCGTATCGTTGAGATTGATGGCAAAAAATACAAATTGACTCTTGTCTAATTGCAAAGTGAAAAAGATTTTTCCAATTCTATATTCTCGAGCCTCGACCGGCATGATTCGTCACTGGACCATCGAAGTCGATGGAGCCAAGTATCGCACGATCTACGGTCAGGAAGGCGGTAAAACAACCACGACCGAATGGTATCCTTCACTGGCCACTAATGTTGGCCGTGCCAATGAGCGTTCCGCGGAAGATCAGGCTCTCTTTGAAGCCGAGGCACAATGGAAGAAGAATCAAGAGATTGGATATTGGCAAAATGTAAAGGACATTGATAAGTCCTTGCGTCATATCGAAGTCATGCTTGCCAAAAAATATCGTGATCGTAAAAAGTCTATTGACTTCACTCAAGGTTCATGGGGAGTTCAGATCAAATTCAATGGTAATCGCTGTGCGGCCACAAATCGTGGATTCTTGACACGTGGAGGTAAGCTCTATGCGTCGATTCCTCATATTGTTCAGGCACTAGAAGGATTCTTTGAAGCGTGGCCCGATGCGGTTCTGGATGGAGAGCTTTTCAATTACGAGCTACGCCAGCGCCTGAATGACTTAACCTCGATCATTCGTAAATCCAAGCCATCGACCTCGGATCTAAATGAGTCCAAGAGTCTGGTTCGATTCTACATCTATGATGGATATGGCTTTGCCGGAATGACGGAAGACACTCCTTATGCGACTCGCAAGGCTTGGATTGACAAAAACATCATTGCCAAATTTGATTTTTGTGAGAAAGTTCATACCATGCTCGTTGATTCCGAAAAAAAGATGCTTGCGATCTATGAAGAGGCTCTGAATGATAATCAGGAGGGTGTCATTCTTCGAGACATGAATTCGGCTTACGAACATAAGCGCTCGAACAGTCTTCTGAAGGTAAAGCCCGAGGACGATGATGAGTGTGTCATTCAGGCTATCGTCGAGGGCAAGGGAGAGCGGCATGGTACGGCTCAGAATGCGGTGGTTCGATGGAAAGGTAAGGAATTCGAGGCCGTGTTTATGGGTTCTCATGAAGATCGCGCGCGCGTTCTGGCACAACAACAAAAGATGATCGGTCGTAAAGTGACATTCCTTTTCATGGGACTGACTGGTCTGGGTGTTCCAAACTATGCTCGCATTGATCCCAACAATTGCCTGAAGGGTGATCGTTAAATTTATATGAAACTTAAAAGAAAGAAGAAAAGCATCGCGGCTCAGGCTATGGATGCACTACGAAAACCTGTACCTCCTCCTGGCCATGCACACGAGACGGTCAAGGATTATCGTCGGCGCCCCAAATACGGCAAACATCATGATCTAGAAGACTATGGCAATTAGAGCTCCAATTCATCGCGGTAAGCCTGAGATCAATTTGAATGGACCAGAAGGGAATGCCTTTGTTCTACTTGGATATGCTCAAAGGTTAGGTAAGCAGCTTGGCTTCACTCCAGTTCAACTCAATCAAGTACATGAGGAAATGATTTCCTCGGACTATGAACATCTGATCAAAACTTTCGATGCTCGCTTTGGTGACTACATCGATCTGGTTCGTGTTACTAACTTTCAAAAATGAACATTACAGCATTCAACAATACGGATTTGGAACGAGCGGCTCTGATCGAGTCTTTACGTGGTCGTCATTCGACGACCGTTGTCTTTCGAAAGGCCGATGGCACTCTTCGTACGATGAACTGCACACTGAAGGATGGAAGCTATCCGGCTCTCAAACAGAAGGATCTGATGGAGCAGGTTCAGCCTCGTAATTCGAACGTGATCTGCGTGTATGATCTCGACAAGCAGGCATGGCGTTCGTTCCGTCTGGATTCCGTCAAGGAGATTTCAGTATGAATGAGACAGAGATCAATGAATATGAACATCGTGCCATAGAGGCTGCATTACTAAACTATGGCAAAAAAGAAGTCTTAAAGTTTGAGCCTAATGAGGGAAAGTATCGCATCCGCATTCACACGGCTGATGGAATGGAGCTCGATGATTCGAAGCTTTACACGTGTCATGATGGCAACTATCCTAAATTCATGCGACGGCCGATTCAGAAGCGTGTCGACTGGATCGTCAATGGACGAGCTATTCCAATTTCCGCCTCGACCATCGAGACTCGCACATATCAACTCTATGGAACGATCAATCATGAGGATGGATCAGTCATAGTCATCTACAAGGAGACGACCTTTGAATAGTCATTCTGGCATGAATATACCTGAGATCAATCAAACTCTTTCATGGATCGCATTCATGTTGACCGTGATCTGCATGATTCTCACGATCTTGAAGATGCGACTAACGTGGTACGTTGGACTGCTATCGTGTGCGATCTGGTTCGCCTATGCTTGGAACACGAATCAGACCGCATTGATGCTCTGTCAGCTCATGTTCGCTCCTCTGAATGTCTGGGGCATCATCGCTTGGAAGAAACAATTATGAAATACACCGACACCCAACTCAAGCTTACTGATGCTATATGCGAACGTGACTCCTACCGCGAGCAGTTAGAAGATTATCGCCGTCGCTTTGACACTCAAATGTGTCGCCGTGACTCCTACTCGAATCGAACGATTGACATGGATCTTCTGAAGAAGGTATTCAAGTCCTGTAAAGCTTCCCTCGGGAAACAATTAGCTGTACAAAAGAAGAAACCGTGATAGGATACTAACATGAATCTGATTCAACTTTGCCACTCCACTAAACACACATCATGACTATAGCTTCATTGCCAGTCCTCAACAAGCAAACTCTGGCCGAGCGAGTCGAATTGCTGGTCCAGAAAGAACACATGCGTTACTCGGAAGCGGTCGTTCATGTTTGTGATGAACATGGCATCGATCCGATCGACGTCGCAAAGATGATTCTGACCTCTCCGCTGAAAAGCAAGATCGAGAAGGAATCGATTCAACTTAACACCGTGAAGGGGCGAAAGAGAACCTCAACCATGTTACTTTAATTATGCCACATACCACCATGATCGATACCAAACTTAACTCATCTACACTCGAGATGGATCCAGGCGATCGCGCTCTGATTCAGTCATATGTCGAGAAGTACGTCAACACTGGAGTCAAGCCTTCCGACAAGGATAAAGCCACGATGCTCGAACTCGTGAAGAAGTACAACATCAAGATCAACAACAATCCTCGACCGATGATCTCGCGCTTCATCAAGGTTCGTCAGAATCAGGTTGACGAGAATGGCAAGGTGATTCCGCATCTGGCTCCTCGTCGAGAGCCGTCCAAGAGTGCCAAGCGTAAGCTTGAAGCCAGGGAACGCAAGGTCGAGAATCGTGCCAAGCACTGATGGAATCGACCTCGAACAAGGTTACTCCGCTTCAGGCATGGAACTTGGTCACCTCGATCAAGCTTCATTTCGAGGGAAAGCTCGATGCCGTGAAGTATCGATTCTCGATGAAGTCTCTCTCGGCTCAAGCCTTTGAGGCTCGCAAGGATCGATACTTCTTCGAGAAGCTGGCTCGCAGGCATTCGGAATTCAACGAGTGCCTGTGGTACGTGTCCGCGAACGTGATGGCCGGAAAGAAGTGGATCGGTTCCATGAATGAGGAACCATACATCGAGCTTCGTGCCTATCATGAATCAATGCAGTATCGATTCTCTCAGGAAATCAAGTCCGTAGTCGAGAGGTTCTCGGACTTCGACGACATGCTCGAAGCCAATCATAGGCTCGATGGTGTTCGACCTCCTCCGATTCTGGCGGCCTATTCGCAAGATAAAGTATCGATTCATGGCCTAGCGATTCTGCAGACACTGACCGGATTCCTCGATCGCGAGATGCCCAAGGTGAATGATCCACTTGGTCTCTGGACCGAGCATTCGCTGAAGGCTCGCAAGTATGCACAGCTTCTAGCTCGAGAGCTTCATATACCGACCTATCGTCAGATCGCAATTGATGCCTTTACATCAAAAGATTCTTGAGGTAGTATACATATCTCTTGCTGTCGAGTGAGTAGCTCGGCAAATACAAACACACAACCAAACATACAACAACATATATGTCATTCAGTGCATTAAAGCAAAACCGTTCAGCCTCCATGAGCAAGCTCCTGGCCGCGGCTGAGAAACTCAACGCCAACAAGTATGAGACCGATGATCGTTTCTGGTCGCCGACCGTCGATAAGGCCGGAAACGGATACGCGGTCCTTCGATTCCTTCCGGCTCCCGAGGGAGAAGACGTCGCCTGGGTTCGCTACTGGGATCATGGCTTCAAGGGCTCCACGGGTCGCTGGTACATCGAGAACTCTCTAACCTCGATCGGTCAGAATGATCCGGTGTCCGAACTAAACTCGAAACTCTGGAATGCTTCGTCCGACGACAACTCTTCGGAGCGTAAGCAAGCTCGAGCTCAGAAACGCCGCCTTCATTACGTCGCCAACGTTCTGGTGATCTCGGATCCCGGCAATCCGGCCAACGAGGGCAAGGTATTCCTATTCAAGTTCGGTAAGAAGATCTGGGATAAGATCGACGATCTGATGCATCCGCAGTTCCCCGGCGAGCAGCCGATCAATCCGTTCGACTTCTGGTCTGGCGCCAACTTCAAGCTGAAGATTCGTCAGGTCGAAGGTTATCGCAACTACGATAAGTCCGAGTTCGAAGCTTCGTCAGAACTCTTCAAGGGTGACGACAAGGCTCTGGAAGCGATCTACAAGCAGGAATATCCGCTCAAGGACTTCCTCGATCCGAAGAACTACAAGAGCTACGCGGAGCTGAAGAAGAAGCTGATCGAAGTTGTCGGTGAAACGGCTCTGGACGGTCCGGCTACGGCCGAAGAAGTCGATGAGCTTCCGACTCCTCGTCACACGTCTCCAGAACCTGAAGCTGGTCCGGTGGCGGCTACGGAAGAAGAGGTCGTTGACGGCTTGTCTGGAACGACTGAAGATGAAGACGGCGGCAAGGGTATGTCGTACTTCGCCCGTCTCGCAAATTCCTAATATCGGCCAAGAATATAGAATAGCCTGGATTTTTATGTCCAGGCTATTCTTTTTCTACCTTTAATCCATTCAATCCCTGGGCATTCCCTAGCCATACAAGATCTAGATCCATTATTCCACCACAATTGGCCTTGCTTACTCAATCTCACCTTTTGCTTAGTTTCTGAAGAATGAGATTTACCTAGCTTAGCCAATCTCATTTTTTCTATAGTCTCTTTAGTGTGCGGTTTTCGTTTGATTCCAATACGACAAAGACTATTGTTTTTTCTGTGTGATTCCGATTGTGGTTTTCCAAGCTTAGCCAATCTTATTTTTTCGCGTGTCTTTAATGAACATCCAGTAGTATTTGGATTGAGAGGTCCATAATTACCATTGATTATTTTAGAATTGTTGAAAGCATCAACGTATTTTAGAAAACGAAATTCGTGCAAATATAGAGTCTTTCTATCTTCAATAAAAACAATTCTTCTAATGATATAATTAGCAACATCTTTATTTTTAATTTCATTGCACGATGTTCTATATCCACCTTTAGTCATAAATTTGCCAGGATCTGGATTAAAATGTTTTATTCCAGCATAATATCTTTTACTATCACACTCTTCAATGATATAGAAGAATGGAAGTTTGGGAAGATTGATGAGTACTTCTCTAGTAGGATTGCGATAAATATAATTCTGCTGCATAGTTGCCTTTAATTGGGTTTGTGTAGAGTTGGCAGGTACTAGTAATACCGTGGCCAACATCTCTATTTATACAAATTACAGCCTTGGGAATCAAGCCTCGGACTTAAGTCCGAGGCTTTTTTCTTGCTCAGATGGCAGGAGCGAGAACCAATGCCGTCGAGCGATCGGGCATCCATCCGTTATTGACGACCATCGATGAAAGATTGTTTGTCACGGCTCGACGTGTTGAACTCATGTCGACCGCGCCACCGGCATTGCTTTCAGCACCAGCGCGAGCCACGGAGATCTCTTTGCCTTCTTCGTTCAGACGGCCGAGTTCCATACCGGACTTCGATGGCATACCAGCCAGAGCTTCCTTGATTCGTTCCAGAGCGTCCGCCGTCTTCTCGAGGTTCGGGCCCAGATCCGCGATTTCCTTAAGCTGATCGATCGGGCTCTTTCCACCACCCAGAAGCTTACCAAAGAATCCGGTGATGGCCATGCCTGTTTGACCCAAAGCGAAGGCGGCCAGAGCCGCCGAGACGGCCATGATGCCAGCCGCCGCGCCAAAGAGATCTAACTTGGCCAACTGCGTCAGTGGATCGACGGCCTTCTTCACGGCTACGGCCATCAGAAGCATTCCTGTGCCCAACATGAGCACTCCGGCTCCGGCCATCATGGCAGCTACACCGAAGGGCACGAGCGCGAGGCCGATCGCTCCAAGAGCAAGAATGGCCGGTCCGATGAGCTCTATGTTAGCCATGAGAATGGCACCGGCCGAGGCCAGAGCTTCGAAAGCTGGCTTGACCGTGTACTGAAGGATCTTGAGTCCAACGAGAACAGATACCCATGACACCTTGGCGAATGCCTCAAGAGAGCTTGCGAGCTCACTGAAAGTCTTAACGGTCTCCTTACTTTCAGGATTTGAGAGCGTGCTCATCGCATCGACGGCCTTAGCGAATCCGCCAAACGCTTTGGAGAACATGTTGACGGCCGTGAGTCCAATGATGATCTTTAGCCACTTGATCTCCGAGAACGTCTTGAATCCTGTGGCCAGACCTGTGAAAGCCTTAATGCCTTCGTTATTGGCTAGAGGTCTCAGTGCCTCGGATACGGCCTCGAATCCCTTTCCAGAAGCCACCAATCGAACGATCGTACCCATCATCGTAAAGCCATACACGACTTTGGCCCAAGCGATCTCTGAAAATGTCTTGAATCCTTCAGCCAGATCTTTGAAAGCCTGAATGCCTTCGTTATTGGCCAGAGGTCTCAGTGCCTCGGATACGGCCTCGAATCCGATCTTTGCACTTTCGGCCAGACGAGAGATTCGACCCATGATCGTGAAGCCATACACGACTTTGGCCCAAGCGATCTCTGAAAATGTCTTGAATCCTTCAGCCAGATCTTTGAAAGCCTGAATGCCTTCATTATTGGCCAGAGGTCTCAGTGCCTCGGATACGGCCTTAAATCCGATCTTTGCACTTTCGGCCAGACGAGAGATTTCACCCATCATCGTAAAGCCATACACGACTTTGGCCCAAGCGATCTCTGAAAATGTCTTGAATCCTGTGGCCAGACTTTCTAGTCCTGCGAAAGCTTTCTGTGCACCCTTCTTGGCCAGATCTGATAGAGCCATGGCTACGGCCTTAAATCCGATCTTTGCACTTTCGGCCAGACGAGAGATTTGACCCATGATCGTGAAGCCGGCGATAAGATTCGTCCACTTGATCTGAGAGAAGGCATTTAGGCCAATTGAGAGCGAACTGAGATTTTCGAAAGCCTGAATGAGTTTACGATCCGCGATGTTGAGGACCGCCACTCCAATTGAGATCAATCCATTTTCGATTTGAGGAGCGATCTTCTCGATCTCGGCCATGTAGGAGAAGCCCCTCAGCGTGTTTTTCCAGTCAATGCTTGAGAAGGCATTCAGCGCATCGGAAAGGTTCTTTAGCGCCTCAATCGGCTTACGTCCGATCGTTCCTAGTCCACTTTCTTTTAGAATGGCAGAGATCTCAGTCAATGCGCCACTCGATCCGGAGATCACATCCTTCAATCCTGCCAGACTCGAGAAGCTCTTAGTAGCCTTCTTCAAGTCCAAGCTTGCAAGGCCGATGATGGAATCCGCCAAAGTCGATAATGACTTAAGCTCGTCAGGCTTAATGCCCTTGGATGAAGCCTTTAGGCCAGCGACTATATTTTTGACATCTGAGGATGAGATTGCCATTTTAGTGTGGTGTCTTGTACTTGCTATTTATAGCGGAAACCTCTTCCTTCTGACGTTTATTCTCTTCCTTGACGTGCTCGATCAGTAAGGAAACATAGATCTCTCGCTCCCACGGTAGCATCTCATTGAGTTCCGATAGACTGTACTTGTGCCTCTGCATCATCTCGAAGTTCACGGTATAGTGATTCTCGAGAGAGTCGTGGGAGAGGCTCAGGCGAAAAAAGCCTGTAGTCCATTAAGAGTCAACTTCGATGGCTTACCGCACTTCTTGCAGGTATACTCGACGTCCTTGGAAAGCTTGGGTTGAGCTTCGATCCACTGACGGATCTTGTTCAGATGTGAGGAGGACAGAGAGTCGATGAATTTGGTCAGATCTTCCGGAGTCTGATCTTCCGAACGATGAACGGCATTCTCGTCGTAGATGGCCTCGATCGATGCGGCGATCATCTGCATGACGGCTTCACTCTTCGGCTTGCCTTCCGCGTCCAGGCGATTGAGCGCTTTCACCGTGATCGGTTGCATGATCACTCCGACTTTGTCGGTCAACTGAATCTTATTGGAAACATCGGCACCGCGAGTGGTTTCGATGGAGTTAAGATCGATGGCCGTTTCCACCATCTGACCACATGATTCATTTTGACACTTCAGTTGAACATTGGCCGTCTCACCGACCGAGACCGCGCGAAGCTTGAGAAAGATGTATTCGAGGTCGACGATCGACAGATCATTTGGATTGATCTTCTCGAAGGTACATGCGCGAACGACGTCCTTGACGGCCTGAAGGATAGACTTAGAATCACTCGATTCCAGAGCGATCATGAGGACCTTCTCTTCCTTGACCAGGTACGGACGAATCTCGATGGTCTTCTTGGTTGACGGAATGGTTACCGTGTACTTGGGTGTTTCAACGATGGGTAGTGGCATAGTAAAGCTTTGGTTCTGATACTATGTATCAGCAAATCGATCACTGATAGTTAGTTCAGAGCCGAGTAATCTTCGATCGTGTAGTCATAGTACGAAAACGTCACGGACAACTTCATGGTTTCATTCAGACTGCCGGAGTTCAGAGCAAGTTCACCGACCGTGTTTGGAAAGGCGTCATTGAAAGTGATTCGATATATCGGTTCCAGAGCATCATCGAGCTGAGTGATCTGAACTCGTCCGGAGAACGAGTCTGTATACTTCACACGGTACGAGGGCACGTCGACGATTGACGCGGACCATCGATCGAAGAGCGATTTGGCATAGTAGTCTCCGGTCAACAGGAAAGTCAGTGTCACGTCGTCGTAAGTGAATCCGGTAGGGACCTTGAATGGATTTCTATATGATGTATAGTCGGACGTGGAGATCTTACGGGATGGTATTGGAGCCGTTTCGCAGAGCAGATTTAGATCTCGGCTCACACTAACGTTGCTCGGTGGTGTGATCATGACGGAAAACCTCGAGGGGCGTACGATGCCGTTTCGACCGGAGATAGCCGCCTTAAGTAGATCGATTGAGCCTTGTTCTGGCATATCTCTTATTTATCAGGCCGTTAGCAGTCGAATTCCGAATCCCTTCAGAGTCTCTTCGGTCCAGACGGAAAATGTCCATCCCATCTGGACCGCGTATTTGTCCGCGGCTTCCCACTTAGACGTATTCTTCACGTAGTTCATGACCTCGATCACGTACCTTCGAGTCTTATGCTTTGGCTGAATCGGAGGCTGAGTCTGACTCTTGGGCTTGATCTCAACCAGGTAAGTCTTTCCGTCGGCCATCGTTACCTTCAAATCCACGAAGTAGCGATGGACTCTTCCATCAGTCTTGCAGACGTAGGGTATCACGATCTCCTCGGATACCCATGATTTCACGTCCGGATTCTCATCACACCAACGAAAAACTTGCCTCTCCCAAAGAGAGCGAAAGAAGACTCGAGTCGGATCACCCTGGTATTTGGATGTGTTCCGAATCGAATATCGTCCTTTGTAATAGTCAGGCACGGCGTATAAATAGTTTTCAACAACTATCTATGGCCGAGGACACATCAAATATCGCTTATTTTCCTTCGGACCTTCGATCCGTGACGGCCGACGGAAAAGCTTTTCCTCAGATCGAATTCACGGTTCAGGGATCCGCCGCCGACGGTCGCATGTACAAGTCGATCTATCTGCCAATGCCGATGGGCATCACCTTTGCTGATGGCGGTGACTATTCGAAGATTGAACTGGGTGCCATCGGAGGTCTGGGCATGGACACAATGTCGAATCTGATGAGAGGTGACGTCTCCGGTGCTTACGGTGCGGCCATGGGTTCACTCGGACAAAGCGGGTTGGCCTCGTCGATCTTCACGAAGGTCAAGGCATATGCGGCTCAGAAGGTTGGAGGCATGATGGGATCCGAGCGAGGTGGTAATCTGGCCATGTTTGGTATGAAGAAGATCAATGCTCCAAATACAAACACCACTTTCACGGGTAATAATCTGCGCTCATTTACGTTCTCTCTCAAGATGATTGCGCGGAACTCGAGCGACACGGATCAGATTCGTCGCATTCATCGAATTCTGAGACGATACATCTACGCAGGCTCCGACTCAACGTCACCGAATCTGGTCCTCGATTATCCTCCGATCTGGCGCATTCGTTTCATGATCGACGGCAATGAGAATCAGTACATGCCCAAGATCTTTGCCTGTTATCTGACGACTCTGCAGACGACGTTCAATGCCTCGAACAACACTTTTCGATACGAAGATGGATCTCCATACGAAGTTGATGTGTCCATCACCTTCCAAGAAACTCGCACGCTGACGCGGCGTGACATCGACAATCTCGAGTACGTCTCGAGCAATGATCCTAATTCCGACATCTATCGCGGCATCGGATCAAACGGTCTGGCCACGTCTTCCGTTCCTCAGCAAATTAAGGGATCAACATACTACTAAGCCATGTCATTCTTTCGACAATTTCCAACGACTCAGTATGACATATTGCGTGATGGATCGCTAACCACGATCGTCGATCTCTTTCGCAATGTCACGGCTAAGTCGAAGATCAAGCTTGATCCAAATCTGGCTTACACGTACTACGACGTGCAGAACGGAGATCGTCCGGACGTCGTCTCGCAGAAGCTGTATGGTGACTCGGACTACTACTGGACGTTCTTCATTATCAATGACTTTCTGAAGCGAGGACTCAATGAGTGGCCCAAGAGCCAGAAGGAGATGGAAGACTATCTGACACGTGAGTATGATCAATACTCGGTCATTCAGATGTCCGATACATCATCTGGCTATGATTCGAGTGGAACCTATCTGACAAATGTCAATGGAATCGACTTTCTGAACAATCAGTATTACGTGACGGATTCTTATGGATCAAATTCCGCTCGAGTGATGAAGTATGATCCATCGATGCAACAGCTTTGGATATACAACTCGGCTTCTTCATCGACCTTGGTGTCGAACTACTCGACGTTCAATCTTACATGCCCGGCAAATACAAAGTTAAATGCCGGACCTTTTATTTCCGCAACATCATTTCCTGGAAGTGGCGGAATGATCGCGTCCGTCACGCCATCCTTGATCTCGTCCGGACGCAATGCGGTTCATCACTTCGCGTTCTATGTTCAGCCGGGAAGTACGGTCATAAACTTCAATGGCATCACAGGCCAGGTGACCGACGTATTACCGAACTCCACCTTTCCGAACTCTCGAAATGGTGTCGCGGTGACGGATTCTTATGGCAATCAGATCGCGATCTACTTCACGGATCGGCATGGCGTAAATGTTGCGGCACAGGACGTTTCTCGAGGAATCTATCCCTCCAATCAAGTCGTCGCGGTCACCTATGCGGACTGGGAGAATGATCTGAATGACATTCGTTCTCGAATTCAAGTCGTCAATCCATCATACATACGAGCCTTTGTTCAGCAATACCGCGAGGTGTTGAATGCCTAACATCATTGCAAACATCAAGGCGAATACCGAGAAGGCGCTGACGCCATTCGGATATTCGCTTCGTGGCATCATTCTGACGAATCATAAAGGAGATCAGGCCGACATACAGAACATCGTCATTGACTTCTCGATCACGGAAAGCATCTACACGGCCGCGCTTACATTACGCCTAAGTGTCAAGGATGTGGCCAACTTTATCGAAGAGTTTCAGCTGATTGGTCAGGAAACCATCGAGGTACGCCTGGGACGTCATGAGCACGAATCTCCGGATTGGACGGATATCAAGGTCAAGTTCTGGGTGACCGAGTATCCAGAGTTTGGAAGATCCACTCAGCAGAATACTCAGGTCTACTCGATCGTAGCCGTCACGCAGCAGGCTTACGTCTCACAATTCAAGCGAGTCTCGCGAGCCGTCTCGGGATTGGTGTCCGATGAGATCCTTAAGATGGTTCAGAAGGACTGCATGGCCGAACGTATCGGTACCTTCGACAAGACGATCTCGAGGTTCTCGAGTGCATTACCTCTGATGCATCCTCTGGATTCCGCCTACTGGATGCTTCGCCGCGCATATGACGAGCAGTTCTCTCCATTCTTTCTATATGAAACTCTGATCGATGGCATCAATCTTCGATCATTGACGAATTTGATCTCGGACAAAGTCAATCCGATCTATCGCACATACAACGATGAACGCCTATACTCCAGCGATCCAAATACTCCGGAAGATTATCAGCAGCGTCTGACTCGCATTCTCGACGTCTCGTCGGACTTCAAGCTTTCCAAGGTGCTTCCGAATCTTTCCGGAGGAGCCTTTGCATCGAACAACATGTATCTGGACGTGTCCACCAAGACCATTCAGCGCCAGCAGTTCAATTATCAGAAGGCCTTCGATGGATCGCAGACCATGAATAAGAACTCGGTTCTTTCAGATAAGTTCACGATTCCATATGAGTTGCCCGATCAGCAGGTCAAGATATCCGAGACTTACGATGCATTCACGGAGTATGTGCCGACGAACTCATTGGCCTATTCGACTGACGGATCCGTATTCAATTATCACACTCTCCTCACGAATCGTGCCGGAAAGATCAACTCACGCATCGAAACAATGGACACAATCGTTCATGATCTGATGGTGGCCGGAGACTTCAATCTGTCGGTTGGCAAGAAAGTGATCGTGCAGATTCCTAAGTCGATCGATCCTCGACAGTTCGATCAGAGTACCATGAAGGGTAAGTTCGATGATCTATACGATCGAACCGTGTCTGGCACCTATCTGATCACTTCACTGGTTCATCACTTCTCCGATCAGTATCATTGTAAGATGCGAGTCAAGCGCGACTCCCTGACCTACGACTTAAATAAATCCTGACATGCTCTCGATTCATCATAAAGACGACTTCGCGTCGTATGGAGGAAACTTCTACTGGTTTCACGGAGTCGTCGAGGACGTCAGCGATCCTCTTCAGATGGGACGCGTACGAGTTCGCTGTGTAGGATATCATACCGATAACCTTGCGGCGCTTCCGACTTCTGGACTTCCCTGGGCCCTATGCCTACTTCCGATCACGTCTCCTTCCATGGCTGGAATCGGACAGTCGGCCACCGGAATTCAACAAGGATCTTGGGTTATTGGCTTTTTTCGTGATGGGCCATCGGCTCAGGATCCGATCGTTCTAGGAACCATCGCTTCCAAGTCAAGCAGCAAGGCTGATTCGACCAAAGGATTCTCGGATCCTTCTGGAGTCAATCCTCAAGCTCTAGGATTCGACATTCCGAGCGAGGCGACTTCAAGCTCTCTGACCGTTGCGGCCAAGAGCGCCTTCGCCGGATCATTCATCGATCTTTCATATATTGCTCCATCGTATCCGAACAATCAGGTCATCAAGACTCGCTCGGGCCATGTGATCGAATATGATGACACTAAAAACCATGAACGAATCTCATTGTTTCATAAGGATGGTGGATTCGTTGAATTGGCACCAAATGGAGTCATCAATATAGCCGGATCTAAGATCAATCTGGCGGCTACGACGATCAATCAAAACATTCGATCTGGAACCGTTGTATTGACCTATCCTGGTTCAACGAGTGGAATCGCCGGAACCGTGGTATTTACAACTCCGATGCCATCTGCTAACTATGTTGTCGTGGCCGGATCTTTAACTCAAGTCGATGCGACCCTTCCACGCTTTGTAGACTTATCTCCGAATGGCTTCAATGCCAATATTAACGGTAGCGGACAAAATGGAACTTTCTATTGGGCCGCTATACAAATCACGTAAGCACGATAAATAGAAGCAATGAGCTCGGCAACCTCTGACTACAACTCGTCGGCACCATTCAAAGTGGCGTCGAGCCAGATCTATGCTGACATCGATATTCGTGACATTACGGTCATCACGAGCTCAGGATCTTCCACCTCTTTTGTTCATCCGAGGCAGAATGACGTGGTCCCCTTAACGGACATTGACGCGGTCAAGAACGCGGTTCGAAATCTGGTTCTGACGAATTTCTATGAGGCGCCGTTTCAACCATTTCGTGGCTCAAACGCTCGAGCACTCCTCTTCGAGAACGCGGATACCTACACGGCCATGGCTTTACAGCGAGAGATCACTCGAGTCATCACGGAATATGAACCTCGAGTCAATCGCGTCGCCGTAGCCGTCATCGATCAGTCGGACATCAACTCGTACTCAATCACCATCAACTTCAACATCGTGGTGCTAAATACCACTACGGCAGTCAACTTTTACCTAGAACGCTTAAGATAAGCTATGGCACAGAACCTACTCAATGTCACGGACCTCGACTTCGATCAGATTAAACAGAATCTAATCGCCTACTTTAAGACACAGTCAGCATCACCTTTCCGTGACTGGAACTATCAGGGATCTGGCCTCTCGATGCTGCTTGACGTCCTGGCTTACAACACTCACTATAATGCCATTTTGGCACACATGAACGTCAATGAGTCGTTCATTGATACGGCTCAACTTCGCTCATCCGTAGTCTCACAGGCCAAGTTGATCGGCTATCTACCGGGTTCGGCTCATGGCGCTCAGGCTACGCTATCTCTTTCATGTCCGGCCACCGGCACGGCTCAGTCCCTGACGATTCCTCAAGGAACTAAATTCGTCTCGACAAACGGCTATGGTTCATTTACGTTCGTGACTCTGAACGACGTGACAACACAGGTCGTCGACGGAACTTTCACTTTTTCGAATGTCAATGTCGTGCAGGGCACTCTGAAGACCATCAGCTATCTGGTTGACTCTTCGGTGCCGAATCAAAAGTTCACGATCGATGATTCGAGCGTAGACATCACAACTCTGACCGTCAATGTGCTCGATCATCAGAACACGACCACATCGACTCCATATTTTCAGTTCGGATCCACTCCGAGCAGCTCACTTGGCATCAGTGGGGTTAATGGCACGAATAATGGCAACGTCTACTTCATCTCTCAGAACACTCAGGGCTACTACGAAGTGTCATTCGGTGATGGAAACATCGGTGCCAAACTGAATAACTTGCAGGTTGTTCAGTTGTCATTCATCTCAACTCAGGGATCTCAAGGCAATGGATGCTCGTCATTCTCATTTGCGGACTCGACGCCGTCCGCCGCCACGAGCGTGACCGTTACCGGAGCGATGACCTCGATCGGAGGCTCAGAAGCCGAATCGATCGACTCGATTCGCTTCAACGCTCCGAACTCACTGACCACGCAAAATCGCGCCGTGACGGCCAATGACTACGTGGCCTTGCTGCTGAACTCAAATACTTACGGTCCTCTGATCAATGCGATCAACGTATGGGGTGGAGAGGACGAGGCGGCTTACGATCCTCAAAATGCCTCCAAGTATGCCGGTCAGGTCTACATCTGCATTATGCCGATCGGAGGATCGTCGACTCTTTCTTCTTCCAATAAGTTGGCAATTCAGCAATTCCTCGATACTAAGCGTGTGATGACCGTGCAGACCAATTTCTATGATCCGGACTACGTGTGGATCGTTCTGAATGTTGGATTCAAGTACAATCCAAACTTGACGAGCCTTCCGGGCGCGACGCTGAATACCAACGTCTATAACACGATGATGTCCTATAACGGCTCGTCTCTACAAAGCTTTACTGGAGTCTTTCGCTACTCGAATCTGACCACGCTGATCGATCAGACGGATCCATCAATCATCAATACGGATGCCAAAGTGACTTTCTACAAGGTATACTCACTCTCGAATTTCACGATCTCTTCGGACGTAATCACGGCGTACTCTTCGATTCCGAATGGTCTGGTGACGACTTACGGTAACGCTTTGGCAGGCACCATCAATCAAACGCTTCCGATGATCTCTTCGTCTGGATTCACACTCACTCCGACGGCTCCGAATCAAAGTAGTAGCATGATCGTGATTGGTTCGTTCTCAACCAACTCGACTTCCATGATCGTCACGTCGAGCCCGGGCTCAAATCCGAATCCATACCTGATTGTCGGTGCAACTCTTTCCGGAACCGGCATATCGAGTTCGACGACCGTGTCGATCTCCTCGATCAACAATGCTGGAACATACACGATCATAACGATGAACACGGTATCCACGTCGACTCAGTCCGGATCAACGATCACGATTCGGCCTCCGACTGGAACTTACTACCTCAAGGACGGTGATGATCCGAGTTCGAGTATCTCACGACGTCTATTCCTGTCTACGAACTCTTCGAGCCAAGTGGCCGCATCGGATCCCAAGTACGTGACTTCAGGTACGGACATCTACATCGGAACGGTATATCCATCAAGTGGGCGTGTGGAACTCTACACGTACACTCGTGGTAACGTAGTATCTTCGAACGGAACAACGATTCAGACGATCAGTGTTTCCTCGGCGTCGTACAATACCAATCAGCTTGTTGGATCGATCTTTTACGTCGCGACCGGCACCGGTCAGTATCAGGCCGCCGTCGTGTCCTCGAACAGCTCGAACGTGATCTATGTCTCGTCTTCCGGATTGCCGATCAGTCAGGCCTTAAACACCACTCTTGACGCTTCGTCTCAGTATGTCCTGATCACGTCCGTGATCGATGCAAACACAACGTCGAGCATAAACATCTATTCTCGTCCAGCGTCACTCGACATCGCTCCGAGTCGTCATCAGATCCTGCAGATCGATCCTACCTCGACCGTATCCGCATCAATTGATTCAATCGCCATCTCGGGAATCACGGGAACGAATGGATACCAAACATTCTCGATTCAATAACGATACTCCATGACGTCCACACTTGGCATCAATGATCTGCAGCCCAGAAACCTGGAATCGCCGCGCGTTCAGAATCTACTTCCTGAACAGGTAGCTTCGACGGCTCAGACCTTCGTCGCCTTCCTCGAGGAGTATTACAAGTTCCTGAACACGGGATACCTCTTTCAGAACTCAACCGTTACGTCGGCCACTTACGCCTCAACGAGCTCGTATAGTACTGGAAGTCAATATACGATTACGGACACCACATTAAGCCTGCAATACAATCAGCTCGTCAATGCAACGTTCTACATCTCATCCGGTACCGGAGCCGGTCAATACGCGACGATCGTTCACAATGATGTCGGCTCGACATTCATCGTCTCGAGTGGAACGCTGAATGTCACTCCGGATTCAACCTCGGCTTACATCGTCATCATTCCTCCAACATATAATGAGCAGCCATACGCGATTCAGTCATATCAGATGCCGACCAACGTCCTGAATACGCTGACGAGTGAGTTTGATCTGGATCAGATTAGCTCTTATGGATATCTGACTCATCTGCAGAAGCTAATCGCTCCATATGCTCCGATCCCGACGACGATTCAGTCCGGTGATACCTCTCCTCAGTCGGTCAACACTCGTGCGCAGCTCTACAAGAAGATCGTCAAATACTACTATAATTCTCGAGGCTCACGCGATTCGGTCTATACGTTCTTTCAGCTGTTCTTCAATACCGTCGCGGCTCTGACCGGTGATTTGAGCAATACTCCATCATCCACGATTGCTGGATACGTTCAGACTTGGCTCAATGAACTAACCACCACGTCCAGTCAGCCAATCACGATCGGATCAGCTTCCGCGGCCGTGACGTCCTGGATTCCATACACATACACGGTCACGGTCAATATCCTTCAGTCTCAATTCGACGCATCGTATCGAGCCATGGTTCATCCGGTCGGATTCAAGTATTACGCTCTGTTCTCGGGCGTTCTGACTGGAATCTTGGAGATCTCGGACAGTCGAATGGACGATGCGAAACTCGACTATCAATCCTTTGCCTGGGATCTGGATACGACAACGATTGGAGAGTATGGTACGATGGTCATCGCCGACGCGATTGGAGGCTATAATCCAACGATTCCCAATACTTCGATCACCGTTATTGGATCTGGATCAACGGCAACCGCGTCTGGTTACTCATATGCGGAATGGTCAAATGTAGGCTCGAGTGTCGTCTTCTCGACGACTTTATCTTCTACGGCCTCGATTGGTTCATATACGATCTCAATCTCCACTATCTCGGCTCTGAATGTCACGAGCGGAATGAGCGTGTATGGCATCAATGTTACCACATCCAGCACGTTCTCTTCGACTTCAGGAGCGATCGTGACGGCTTGTAGTACGACATCCGGAGCCGTCACTCTGCTGACTTCTCTGTCTTCGACGGCCTCGATCGGAACCGCGATCACAATCACTCCTCCGCCCAGATCGCTGGTATAAATAATTCAACACGAGCACATGTCAGCTATCATCACACAACGCTTTCGGCGCAACAATTTACAGAGCATCTTTGACGAGATGCTGTATCCTCGAGTCATGATCGCGAACTGCTCATGTTCGACGATCAACACAACGACCGCGTCGATCACGACGATCGGCGCTATTCCATCGAATCTGCAGACCGGAATGATGGTCCTAATCACTACCGGTTCCGGATCGCTGACATCCTCGACGACCACGATCGTCACGGGAATCTCCACGGGAAGCAACTCCTTTACGATCTCTCCAGCACCGGTAACTTCTCTGTCTGGCGCTCTTCTGTCGTTCTATACGCAGTATTACATCGGCATCGGAAAGTCCGATACCTATTCTGGTGGCTTGGAAGGAACTGATCTCTATCCTGGAGTTCCGGTTCCGGCCGATAAGACCTCGATCGATGCACGAGCCAATCTGATCGCGATGCAGAAGGTAATCGTCGGATCCCTTTCCGGAGTTCCGGCCATCTTTGGCAATGCTGGTTATCTGCTTCCACGATATCAGTGGGGTAATGGAAACTACTATAAAGCATGGGATCCATCCGATCCGACGTGCTTCTATCCGACCACCGTCACGATCGGATCGACTCAACAGACCGTGTTTCCATGCTTCGTAGTATCTGGAAATCCGGCGCGAGTCTATGTCTGTGTTGCCTCAGGATACGATTCGGCCACTCAGCTTCCTTCCACGTCGGAACCCTCATCGCTTACGACCGGATCGATGGGTACGGTTGGCAACAAGGGAATCACTGGATATCAATGGGTGTATGTGTCTGACCTCGGTCTAGATACGGCTTCAACTTCCGCGGCCACATACGCGGTCGGCACGACGACTTCGTTGTCTTCCACGGGGATTTGCACTCCTGGATCTCTGGATTCGAATCAGTTCGTTCAAATCTATCGTAACGCTACGACGGTCGGAACGGCTTCGGCCATCACCACGGCAACTTCCTCGGCCGGCGCCGTGTACTCGATGCGTATCGTTACGGCCGGAACAAACTATACAACGGCTTCAACCTTCGTCATAGACGGAGATGGAACATCGACCGCATCGGGAATCGTAACGGCCGTAAATGCGGCCGGAGGCATCACGTCAGTGTCGATCACCTCCTCTGGCCTAGGCTACACGATCGGAGCGGTTCGATTCACGGCCAATACCGGATCGGGAGCTGTTTTGATTCCTCGTATCGCGCCGAGGAACGGCTTTGGCTACAACGTGGTCACGGACCTTCCGTCATGGTTTGCCGGATTCTTTGGCTCATTCAACTACTCGTCCGTATATCCTGGCAACTCGGATGTTCCATTTACGGACAATATCCGTCAGGTCACTTTACTTCGTAATCCAGTGGTCTTCACTTCATCGACCGGCTCAACGTACACTTATCGGTGCCTGAAGTATCTGACTCTCAATACTGGATCATCAAATGTTGCGGCCGGTGATATCATCGAGTCAGGCAACTCTCGTGGCTACGTGGATTACGTGGTTTCGACCGGATCGACCACGACCGTGTACTATCATCAGAACACGTCAACATTTCAAGCGTCTGGTTCTCCTTTGAACATCACGCCGATCCCATTCACCTCCGGAAGCACTTACAAAGTCTATAAGTCTCCGAATTACATGGTCAGTACGATGGCATATACGATCACTTCGGTGTCGGCATGTCCGATTGGTACGGCTGGTTCAGATGAGTACTCGGCCGGAACCGGTGAAGTCATCTACATTCAAAACCGCACGCCGATCTATCAAGCTTCCGGTCAAAACGTCAACGTCACGGTCATCACTCAATTCTAATTTAATATATGTCACTCACCATCGTAACACAATTCTAATTTTATGGCAGATATTATTCCACCAGTATTACAATCAGACACCTTTGAAATTCAAAGGCAGAAGATTAACAATGCATTTTCATATCAAACTCAATATAGGTTATACATGCCCCAAGGCTATAATGCCAATTTGATAATCGATTCGTCTGGAATAGTTGGTAGTCCTACATATGGGCAGGCAACATCGTATACGATTCCTAGTTCTCCAATATCAATGAGCGTATATCTTGCTTCTGGTACATGGCAACTAGTTGTTGAAACTCGCGCTGGAAATAATGATGCGGGCGGAAATTTTTCATATTATGTATATCAAAAAGCAACAGTCGCAAGTCCTGCAACTACAGCGTATTGCGGAATACAACTTCATCGTGGTGGTGGCTCTGGATATGGTCGTGATTGTGCTAATACTGCTTATGGTGTAGCCACTATAACAGTCACTGGAGCAACTTCCACAACATTGACACTAAATGCTCCTGTTACCACTACCGGCGCTCTTGCGAATGCAGGATTTTATTTTATGGGTGCAAGTGCAATTCTAACTAAAATTGCTTAACCTCTTATGGCAATCGTAGCTAACTTAACGACCGTTCAGGCGACTATACCGATCGATTCAACGAGCAGCTCTTTCTGGATGAGCCTCACTTCTACGACTGGTGCCGGGCCTATGCAAGGCTGCATAGTTAAAATAGTTGGCTATTACTACTAATCGTTTATGGCCATCTATACGACACTCACGATCGATCAGGGTTCGGACTTCACGGCAACCATCAGTTTGACGGATGCTAACGGCCTGCCTCTGAATATCGGCAATCAGGCCGTGTATTCTCAGATGCGAAAGAGCTACGTCTCAACCACATCGTACTCGTTTATGACCGGTGTCGTCAATTCGTCTTCTGGTGTCATCACGATCTCGATGCCAGCCTCTACTTCTTTGACTATCAAGCCTGGTCGGTATGTCTTCGACGTCATCACGGTTACAAGTTCAACTTCTCAGTCTCGAGTGCTCGAGGGACAAGTCGAATTGACTCCGGCCGTCACGCTTCTCTCGTAATCCTTTTCCATAGATAAGAAAGATGAGTATCTCCGCACGAGTCAAGAACAACAGCACGGTTCGAGTTTCCACGGTTCAGATCGGTGGAGTATCCATCGCGAGTCTCTCGGACGTGCTTCTGGCGAATCCTCTTCAGGACGCTTCACTCCTCGTATACAACTCGGCCGCGTCGAAGTGGGAGAATCGGATTCTGAGTGGTGGAGCGACCATCACGAACACCGGCGTCGTCACGATCAACTATCCTCAGTCCATCTCGTCGTCTTCGTCTCCGACCTTTGCCGGAATCACGATCAATGGTCCAGAGTCCGTAAATGGCACTCTGAACGTCAACGGCTCGCTCAACGCTTCTCCGTCGATTACCTCCGGATCCGTCACTCTGAGCGGAAAGGCTTTCTACGTCAATACCGGAGGAAACGTCACGTGGACTCTTCCATCCGTGGCATCTTCACTTGGAGCCATGTATTTCGTCAAGAATCGTGGATCTGGAAACGCCACTCTGACTCCTTCAGGATCTGATTTTCTATACTACACGTCTCCAATTTCAAGCTATCTGATTCGACCGGGTGAAGGTTACATTCTGACTTGTGATGGTTCGTTCTGGAACGTCATGTAAGTTCGCTATAAATAGTTCATGATCATGAAAAAGCATTCAATCATCGCGGCGGTTTTTCTCTCATTTCTGATGTGCTTTACGGCACTCGGCATACAGACATACTTCGATGGAGTGACCATCACCAACTCGGCAATCTACAATACGACGAACTACTCGTCCGTGTACACGAATGGTACGTTCTATGGAAACGGCGCAGGACTAACAAACATCTCGGCGGCGAATCTTCTTGGCCTTGGTACGGCCGCTTACTCGAACGCGACGGCTTTCTATCCAAATTCGAATCCTTCGAACTATGTAACGGCTTCCGTGACTAACGGCTTAGCCACTACGAACTACGTCAATAATGCTACGAATGGCTTCGTTACCTCAAGCATTACGAACGGCTTGGCTACTACGAACTATGTAAATGCCGCTACTAATGGCTTCGTTACGTCTTCGATCACGAATGGATTAGCCACTACGAACTACGTCAATAATGCTACGAATGGATTGGTCACATCTTCGATCACCAATGGTTTAGCCACTACGAACTACGTCAACAATGCTACGAATGGATTGGTCACATCTTCGATCACCAATGGCTTGGCTACGACGAACTTCGTACTGACGCAGATCTCGGCTACCAATAGCGCTAATCTAACTACTACGACTAACTTGGTGGTCGCGGCAACGAATAACTTTACGACCGTCGTGTACTCTAATCCGGTCGTATTCCTCTACACGAACTCGTTGCCCGGATTAACTAATGGCTTCGTGACGAGTTCCATCACTAACGGATTAGCCACTACTAACTTCGTACTGACGCAGATCTCGGCTACCAACTCAGCTAACCTCACGACCACGACTAACCTCGTAGTGGCGGCAACGAATAACTTTACGACCGTAGTGTATTCTAATCCGGTCGTATTCCTCTACACGAACTCGTTGCCGACTCTGACCAATGGCTTTGTCACGGCATCCGTAACAAATGGTCTGGCTACGACCAACTATGTCAATTCTGTGACCAATGGACTAGTAACATCCGCAATCACAAATGGTCTGGCTACGACTAATTACGTTCAATCATATTCTGACACGAATGGAGCCGCTGCTTTCTACTCGAAGAATTCGACTAATGGATTTACCACTTTGGTCTACACGAATCCATCGGCCGTCCTCTATACGAACTCGTTGCCGACTCTGACCAATGGCTTTGTCACGGCATCCGTCACGAATGGATTAGCTTCCACGAATTTCGTCAACACATCCATCGCAAACAATACCAACTTCCCCTCCATCTACGTCACGAACACACTGCAAGTGCAAGGCTACGTTCAAGGTCCACTCTACATCACCAATAGTGCGTTTGACATCTCGACCAATACGGCCAGTCCATCGGCCAATCAACTAGTCACGGCAAACTACGTCGCCTCGATTCTCAAATCCGGTCAAATCCTTTACGGCTCTTTGAACACCACCAACGTCGGAATCACGAATCGCGTGGGAACGACCACCAACACGGTTGCTCTTTTGTTCGGCTCAACGGCTCCGACCAACTACATCAAGTCATTTACCAATCTTACGGCTGGTCAAATCTTTGCGACCATCATAACGACCAATACCTATCAGTCCGTGTCTGGTCCATTCGTTTCAACATTTTATCTGAACTTCACAGGCAATGGGCCAAATCCAAGCATTCAGATTGACCCTGACATCTACATCACCTATGATAAGACCAATCTGTTGCAGATTGGTTACGGCGCAGCACAAACCATCACGCCGGGAACCACCAACGCCTATTCGTGGATTTCAGGCGGTCAGCAATACACCTCGACCAACGTGGCGGGATTCTATGTGGTTCGTCGTGTGTTTTGCGATGCCGTCACTTCAAGCGGAACCTATGTGCTGAATGTGTTTGGCGGAACAAACTATCCGACATCGCTGACTTTCAATACACCGGTCACGCTCAATGCCAACTACTCTGGCACGTTTACCGGCACATATATTGGCGACGGTTCGGGATTGACAAACATTACTGCAACCAACGGATTCACTACGTTGGTCTACACGAATCCTTCTACGATCCTCTATACGAATGCTCTGCCTGGCCTGACCAATGGCTTTGTCACGGCATCCGTCACGAATGGTCTGGCTACGACTAATTATGTCAACTCGGCGACTCAAGGATTGACAAATGGTTTAGCTACCACGAATTACGTCAACTCGATTACAAACGGTTTAGCCACTACGAACTATGTAAAAGCCGCTACAAATGGTTTTGTAACATCGAGCATTACAAACGGTTTAGCCACTACGAACTATGTAAAAGCCGCTACAAATGGTTTTGTAACATCGAGCATTACGAATGGATTGGCGACAACCAATTATGTGAATGCCGCGACATTCAGCCTCACCAACATCGGCAACGATAGCGGTTTCGTGAACCTCACTAACGCCGCGTTTTACGACATCAGTGGGGCCATCCGCGCTGATTTTAGTTATGACGGATCAAGCGGCGCAAATTTTCAAATCATCGGCCGCGCGGAAAGTTATTACGACGCCAATACTTCGCAATCGGCAGGAATTTTTCTGTCGGATTCCACCCTTGCACCCGCTGCGTTTTTTGGAATGAAAGATGACTCTCACGCCGGTTTTTTCTTTGGCGGTGATTGGAATTTTGTTCTGGATACCTCCGGCAATGTTACTGTCGGCGGCAAACTTACCGCCAACGGCGGCATTGACCCGCCATATATGCTGCTTGACGCGCAAACCCGCGCCGCCATTAAAGGTGAGGTTTTGTTTGAAGTGCCGACCAACAAGCAGACTGGCGCGGCAGTATTTTTTAATGCCGCCACGCACCGGCTAGAGATTTACGTTGCCAGCGAAGATGCGTTTTACGACCTAAACGGCGAAGTCATCGCCACCAACATTATTTCCCGCGCTTTCACCCCGTGCACCAATCGCCCCAACGGTTTTGGCACAATTCGTCCGCGTCCGCCGAATGTGAATACCAATTAGCCGCATTTGACTTTCGATGGTTGATGATGCGATGTTTCTTCCTAAAACTGCTAGTTACCTTGTGTTCCACCGTTTAAACGGTTACGCCTACCTGGTATTATGTGGATGGCACCGGCCACAACCTCGGCAGCAAATGTGTTCATTGATGCAACAGCAGGAGTTGGAAATGCTGCGTCATTGGTACTCGCTGCTTGGGACCAAGCAAACACCTCTGATTATGGATACTACCTAGGCACAGATGACAATGGTAACTTTCGCTTCTCTCAAATGCCTTCAATCGATCAAGCGGGATATAGTTCTGCCAAAGATTTCTCTGGCGGTCTTACAGGTTCATTGACATTGGATAAGACTGGCAAGATTGGCATTGGTACCATTACTCCAGCTTACATGTTGGATGTAAACGGCACTGCACATTTCAATCTAATTACAAATACGACGTATTATGGCAATGGTGTTGGACTTACAAATATCACGGGTGTAAGCACTAATTTTGCAACCACGAGCAATCCTACTAATGCCTATGTCGCAGGAACTCTTTATACCAATCTTACTGGCAAAAAAGCATTGTTGATTGGTTCATTTGTGCAAACTGGAGCTAGCGCATCATTGATTATCAATTACACTAACGGTGGGATTGGATATCGACTTCCAATAGCTGTGGCGGCAAGTGCTGCTGTGAATATACCATTTTCTGTTCCACTTTCGCCAAATGCAACATTCAACTGCACTGCCTTAGTTGGATATATGACCAACACCGTTTTGTGGTCTTATTAACTTTGCTTCTAACTCCAACTCATAATAAATAAACCACCATGAAGAAACTAATCCTCATCGCTGCTATCGGCCTGGTCACTCTGAGCTCTGCTCTATCCCAGGATAACAACACCAACTCCACTCCCTCGACTGGTCTGGTGTTCGTGACCAATACGATCACGACGGTTCGAATCGCTCCGTTGAAACTCACTGCGGCTCAATTGGATGGAATCATTCAAATGATTCAGGCGTCCGGTATTTCGGCCAATGTGCCAATCACATCCACAAACCTTGCGGATTTAAGCGTGGCTAAAATTCGCGACGGCTTTGTGGTCAACATTCGTCTTAAATAATCTATGAACGACACGAACCTCATTCAGATAGTTCAACAGCTTCAGGCCTCAGGCCTCGTCTCTCAATCCACTTGGCACGGCCTCACGGCAATCCATGCTTTGCTTGTGGTGATTGCCGGCTGGGTAACTCATGCCAACTGGAACAACGTTCTGGCCGCCTGGACTTGGTATAAACATGAGGGCGCCCTCTGGGGCATCTTCAAGTCCGCAATCATCGGTGATTCAAAACCTAAAACACCAGTCGTCGAAAATAAGTGATTTACTTTGGCTCGTCACGATGATAAATTAAACCGTTACCTCAACATTAACAACACCAACATGAAAAACATCAAAGCATTATTCCTCACGATCACTCTAGCAATCATCGCGTCCGTCTCGGCTCAAGCGCAGTCGACGACGGTCTCGAATCTACTTGGCACACTCAATCTTGGCGATGCGGCCAACAAGTTGTACGCACAGGCTCAGTCCGGTGGTCTTCTTACGGCTACAAACTATGCCATTGAACCCTATCTGACTTACGCACCTCATCTCAAAGCCGGACATACTACTGGCGGTGGTGTGTTGGCCGTGTATAACTTCAATCAGTACTGTGCTGGTGGCCTAGGCGTCGACTACCTTGGTCAGTTCTCACTCGTGTCTGGTAACGTTACCATTCGATATCCGATCAACGTCGGCTCCAAGGTGGATTCATTCCTTCTTGGACCGTTGGCCGGTCTGAAGCCTACGCTCAATCAAATCACGGTGGTTCCGTTCGCTCTGGGTGGCATCGGTACTCCCTGCTCCGGCTCATCGACCACGGTCTCGACGATCGAAGACGTTGGTGGTTACATTCAGTACGGCAACTTCTGGGGTGGAAAGCTGAATACAGGTATCTGCTATGGTCAATGGAACAATGCCGGCGACTACTCGGGTAAGCGCTATCACGTATTCTTTGGCTGGTCTCACGGATTTTAATCCTTAATCACATCGATCATCAGGGGCTTCTTCGAAAGGAGAAGCCCCTTTTCTTTTCCATATAAATAGATTCCATGAAGAATCAAGTCAGAGTCGCGATCTGGATCAGCAATCATGACATCATGGGTCGTGCCATTCGATTCCTTACACATGGAACCGGTACGCACGCGGCCTTCGTACGTTCGAATGGGCGCATCGTCGAGAACTTCTATCCACATGTGCGTGAACGTGACTTCAAGCCAGGAGAGCTCGAGCAGGTTGAGATCTACACGATTGATGGCCTCACGGCTCAGGAGTCCAAGCGTCTGGAATCCTGGCTCGACGAGCAGATTGCACATCCAGAAGCCTACTCGATTCGTGATCTATTTCGATATGCCTTAAATTGGCCTCCTCTGAAAGGTAATCGCTGCTTCTGCTCGATGTTCGTTTTGAAAGGAATTCGGCTAAACGTCGGCCATCGTAAGCAACCTCTGGCTCGTCTGCCCTATGAAGACTACGCGTCTCCGCGCGATCTGCGGCTCTCTCCGCGCTTGACATTGAATGGCGAATAAATAAAGCTTATGGCCAAACCATCCTCACGTCAGGGACTGATTGACTACTGCCTACGTCGCCTCGGCGCACCGGTACTCGAGATCAACGTCGATGATGATCAGATCGACGATCGCATCGACGAAGCCATACAGCTGTATCAAAACTATCATACGGATGGAGTCGTTCGTAACTTCTACAAGTATCAGGTCACACAAACTGATTTCAACAATCAGTACATTCCACTTCCTGAACAGCTGATCTATGTGCTTCGCGTTCTTCCCATAGGCGTGGCCAACTCGACTCAGGGCATCTTCTCGGTTGACTATCAGCTTCATCTGAATGATCTATATGATCTTCGTCGACCGGGCAATCTGATCAACTATGAGATGACGCGTCAGTATATGTCGCTGATCGACATGGTACTCAATGGCATGGATCAAGGAATCATCTTCTCGCGTCATGAGCAGAAGCTTCATATCGAGACCGACTGGGATCAACGAATTCCGGTAGGAACCTGGATCGTCGTCGAGTGCTATCAGACTTTGAATCCAGATGATTATCCGACCGTGTACAATGATCAGTACCTGAAGAGGTATGCCACGGCATTGATCAAGCTTCAATGGGCACAGAACCTTTCGAAGTTCAAGAACATGACTCTTCCGGGTGGAGTTCAGATCGACGGCGCGGAAATCATGTCTCAGGCCAAGGAAGAGATCAAGGAGCTCGAGGCTGAGGTACGCAGTGTGTGGGAAGCCCCCGTCGACATGTACGTAGGCTGAAGACGTCTATGTAGGGTAATCTACATGATATACGTCATTGAGATCTCTCCATAAATAGAATCATGGCACGTAGCGTCTACTTCGGTCAAAATGTACAGAGTGAAAAGAATCTGTATGAAGATCTGATCATCGAATCCATAAAGGTGTATGGATTTGATATGTTCTATCTGCCTCGCACGATTGTGTCTCAGGATAAGGTTCTGAATGAAGATACGGAGACTCAGTTCAATTCCGCCTATGAGATCGAGATGTACATTGAGACGGTTGAGGGATATGAAGGCGACGGAGTGCTCATGTCTAAGTTTGGCCTCGAGCTTCGCAATCAGCTCAAGGTCATCGTTTCGCGTCGACGCTGGAATAGTACGGTCGGAACTTGGAATTCGGGCTACAACAACTATCGCCCGTCCGAAGGCGATCTGATCTACATTCCAGGGATCAAGGGTCTCTTCGAGATTAAGTATGTGGATCTGGAAACTCCCTTTCATCAGCTCAACAATCTGCCGGTATATCGAATGACTCTGGAACTCTTCGAATACCGCGGAGAAGACATGAACACCGGAATCGATCAAGTAGATGCCCTGCAGGCCGAGAAGTCCCTGGACTCCTCATACCGTGCCGTTGTAACGTATTCGAATCAGACGGTCAAGTTCAACATCGAAGAGCCGATCACTCTAGCCTACGCCTCCGGTGCTATTGGCACGGCCAAGGTAACGAACATTCAATTGTCTGATCCATTGAACTCCAATTCGACGACGACGATCACTTTCTCGGCGCTGCGATTCATGGATTCAACCATTCATCCCCTGGCATCCGGAGTGATCGCTACCGGTATGATCACCGGTGCCGTGGCGACGATCACACACGTCGTGACTTTGACGGATGGAGATGAGGCTCTGAATGATGGAGACATCTCGATTCAGAACAACGCACTCGAGACACGTGCCAACTCCATCATTGACTTCACGGAAGTAAATCCCTTTGGGGAATCGAACGACTCCTGATCATGCTTACTCAGACCTACCATTACAACGCAACGATCAAGAAGATCGTGACTATCTTTGGTTCGCTCTTCAACTCGATCACGGTCGGACGTGTTGCCGAGAATGGAGTGGTATCGAACGTCGAGCGTTGTCCAATCTCATATGGTCCTAAGCAGAAGTTCCTGGATCGCATCACTCAGCAACCGGATCTGGCGACCGACAAGGTGGCCGTCAAGGTTCCACGCATGTCTTTCGAGATCACGTCGATTCAGTACGATCCCGAGATCAAGCTCAATCGTCTGAATCGCAGTCTACAACCGATTGCAGGAGATACCAATAACTACAGCTCAACCTGGCAGTCAGTTCCATATCTTCTGGGAATGCAGCTCAATGTGTATGGACGTAATCAGGACGACGTGTTACAGATCGTTGAGCAGATCCTTCCGGAGTTTCAACCAGAGTATACGGTTCGCGTCAAGGATATGGAGTATCCTGGATCGATCACGGATGTTCCGATCATTCTGAATTCCGTGAATATGACGGATGACTATGATGGAGCGATCGATCGTCGCCGTGTGATCGTGTACTCACTCGACTTCACGATTCGCGTACGCTTTGGTGGTCCTCAGTCATCTAAGGGTATGATTCGCTTCGTCGAGGTCGGTCTGATTCCTAAGCTTGACACTTCCGTCACGGCTGGAGAATATGTTCATACCGGAGTATCATCGATGCAAGATACTCCAAACAGCTACGTCATCATAACATCAATTGATACCTTTGGATTCAATGAGGGATTCGTTCCGCCAGGTGTCACCAATGCGGATGCGAGCAATACCAGTGTGACGGCAGATTCCATAGACGTCACGGCGGACATGAAATAGATAAATAAGATTAGAAATGAAAAAAATACTACTATCATTCATTGCCATGTTTTTGTTGATGTTCTGTAGTCATGCTCAGAATATCAATCTTGTCAATGTTGGAACGAATGCCAATGATCACACCGGTGATCCTCTTCGAGTTGCATTTCAGAAGATCAATACGAATTTTTTGAATGTACAATATTCAATGAATAATATCGGGACGGCCACCAACATCAACAACGCGAGCGGCACTAACGTAACAGCCAGCAATCTTTATGTCCCTGCCGGACTTTATGATGGAAGTCAATCTACTGGAATTCAAGGAGCTGTCCTCTGCTCCACCGGCGGCGAGCCCGGCTACAGCGGCGTTTATTGGAATAATTACATGACTGCGCAACAGTTTTATAGCGATTCGGCAACGTTGGAGATAGCAAGTCACGACTATGGCGATGGCAGCGCCGGCAGCGTCGCCATCGGCAACATAGACGACGAAGGTTCGCCGAACAATGGGTTGATGATGAACGCACAAGCAGGCTATCAAACAATCTCTATGGACGCTGATTCCGGCTATGCGACCTTTTATGGAAATGTAGGAGTTGGTTTAAATAACCCCATCTACAAGCTCGATGTAAACGGCAGCATAGGTAATAGCTCTGGCGACATTATTTTCCAGTCTGGCACTAATAACTTTTACATTAACGGCGGCTCTCCTTCCTTAAGGCTCAGGAGCAATAGTGGTGGTGGTGTTTGCTCTTTAGGTTTTTATACTTTTGGCATTTCGGGAGAGCCCGCAGCCGCGCAGTGGACGTTTGGCGACCGTCTTGGCTATACTGGTCAGTCAATTTTTTCTGTATGCTCTGGTGGCTCTGGAAGTGCTGCACTCCGCCCAATGGTTGCTATCGGTTCTAACGGCGATACAGGTGGCGGCAAAATAAACGGCTCATACACGTCAGGCATGGCTATTGGTGAAAGCTATACGTCTGGAACATTCCAGATGCCCGATAACGGCCTCATAGTTCAAGGCAGCATAGGCGTTGGAAACAACGCACCACAAGCTAAAGTAGACATTACCGGAACTATGACGCAATCAGGCTACTACACGAATGCTTCAAATATCTATGTAGCTGGCTCTGTCAACGAGGCAGGCAAAGACCTTGCGCCACACTTAACGACCTCGGCGGCGACCAGCGGGACAGTGACGGCTTCCACGTCATACTGGAATGAGACTGTTTATCTTTCCAGTGGCTCAACCATCGCCAGTATTACCATTGCCCTGCCTTCCACCGGCACGCTGGTAGGCCAGATTTATCGCATTCACACCAAGTCAATCGTGACTACCTTGAGCGTGACAGGCGGCTCTTTTGCTGACACAGCAGTAGTCGCTTTAACCGCAGGGCAAACAATCGCGTATCAGGCGCAAAGCACGTCTGGCGCATACATCCGCATCCAATAAAACCATGAAAAAAACTCTAATTACTATCGGCCTCGCTATTCTAGCGGGAATAACTTCTCAAGCTGTTCGCGCTCAAAGCTCGGTGAATGTCCAGACGGAAGCTGTGACTATATCCACCACTTTGCCAGTTGGAGTTGGCGAGAGCCTAATGTCTCAAGCGGCAGTTCCGAATGGATTTATTTCCATCAAAGGGACGAACGCCATCATCGGTGGAAAGGCAGTTATCATCGTGCCGCTGACGACGCTCGGCCAGTTGGTGACAAATTTGCCTGCTGGTTATGACATCACAAATCTTGCGTCAGCAACCTTTTCCACGACAAGCAATGGGGTGGTGGTTCGCGCCAAGTTGGTGAGGTCGGTAGCTTCTGATTCAGCACCGACCACAAACGTGGAATCCAATGCGGACAACGCTGTCACAAACTCGCCATCGGTTAGTCAGTGAAAGCTCTTTAAGTTTTATGAGCAAGGGAGAAGGGAAAACAAAATGCACGAAATGATGTTAGCAAAAGCAACAATAACCGTGCCAACGTGAATTTATGCTGCCATTCATTGCTCTAATCTTCGAAAAAGTATTAGGAGGTAACATGGAAAAAATGCTTAAAGGGAACAATAGTCTAACGGCACAAACACGCCACCAGTCAGCACGAATTTAGTGGTGTGGATTTCGGTGCAAATTGCGGGCGACACGAATCGTTATCGGCTGGGCTTGGCGAAATAACTGGCGGCACCTCAATTTATGGCCGAACAAGAATTCAGAATCCACATCGTCGGTGATGTCAATAATACCGGCTTCAAATAAGATTGCGAGCAAGTGGCAACGGCCGAATACTCGACGGTCAATCGCATTATAGTTAATTACTGATATATTATGAGTCATGATAAACATCTGAGCATTCTGACGGCGCTGGAGAATAATCTTCCAGTGAAGCCGGCTTTGCCATCTGCACCGGCAGTCATGACTCCAGCTCCCGAGAAGGAAGAACTCGTTTCAGATTCCGAGGAAGACTATAAGTTTGCACGTAAGAAGCTAAAGACTCTGATTCAGAAGGCCGAGGAGTCTTTGGACAGACTCATCGTCGTGGCCGACGAGGCCGAGCATCCACGAGCGTTTGAAGTCTTGACCGGAATGCTTCAGGCCACGTCCGACATGACGGACAAACTCATGGATCTGCAGAAGAAACGCAAGGAGCTCATCATTGGCAAGAAAGCCGAGGATGCACCTACATCTCAGCAACCTGCGACGAATGTCGCCGTGTTCGTCGGCACAACGGCGGATCTGCAGCAAAAATTAGCCAGTGGTTCTGATATTATTGTTGAAACATCCTAAAGTATAAATAGGAATGCTGGCCACGATGCTATCAACATCCGCCAGCTCTACAGTTCAACAATTAACGAGAGAACCGCAGCTATGCATATTTATCGACATCCTTCGCATGAACTATTGTGTTCACTTCCTAAACTTCCATTTTTCTATATTATTCAACATAAAACTAGTAAACTATATTATGCTGGTTCTAAATATGCAAGAGCCCAATCATTTAAGAGAGAAACAAATCCTGCTACATTTATGACAAATGATGGCTATATCACATCTTCAAAATTAGTGCAGCAAATCATAAAACATGAAGGACATGATAGTTTTATGATTAAGAAAATTATCTTGTTTAATTCTATTGAACAAACTAGAGCATATGAAGCTAAATTTTTGCAAAGAGTAAATGCGGCCGCAAATAAATCATGGTTGAATAAAAGTAACAGTGGAGGCAATGGCTCTTATATTCGAAAAAAAGGCATAAAAGGAAAACCGCATACTGAAGAAACTAAACGTAGAATATCAGAAAAAGCTATCGGTAGAAAACTTAAACCGCTATCTCGGGAACATAAAGATAAATTGTCTAAACTCAATAAAGGTAAAAAACTTAAAAAACCAAGATCTATAGAATATTGCAAAAAAATGTCTAACACGTGTGCTGCGAATATGACGATTGAAAAAAGATTAAAAATAGCACAATCTTTGTTAGGTAAAAAAAGATCACGAGAATCGGTATTGAAAGGATTAGATACGGTAAAACAGAATAGACGCCTTGCATATAATGCGACGATTCAATCGCTAGGATACATATATTCTATGCTAATAGTATATGCTCCAAAATATGCAACGTGTAATTGACAAGTCGAAGATCGGCCTTTCATATCTTGGCAATGCTAATGTCAAGCGTGATGGCATTCAGCAGAATTTCACGGCTAAGGAGATTGAGGAGTATAAGAAGTGCATGGTCGATCCGGCCTACTTCGCTCGAACATATTGCAAGATCATCAACATCGACAAGGGATTGGTTCCTTTCAATCTCTATCCATATCAGGAGAAGATGTTCAAGCAGTTCAATGAGAATCGATTCAACATTGTATTGGCATGCCGTCAATCGGGAAAGTCTGTGTCCGTATCGATATATCTTCTATGGTATGCTCTTTTTCACGCCGATAAGACTATAGCTATCCTGGCCAATAAGGGCATGACGGCTCGCGAGATGCTGGCGCGCATTACTCTGGCTCTGGAAAATCTGCCGTTCTTTCTGCAACCGGGATGTCGTGCTCTGAATAAAGGATCGATCTCATTCTCCAATAACTCGCGAATCATCGCGGCCGCCACATCGGGCAACTCCATTCGCGGTCAATCGATTTCATTGCTTTACATTGACGAGTTTTCATTCGTAAACGATGCGGATACCTTCTACACGTCAACTTATCCGGTGATCTCTTCTGGCAAGAAGTCGCAGGTCATCATCACATCGACCATGAACGGAGTTGGTAATCTCTTCTATCGGCTCTGGCAAGGAGCGGTTCAAGGAGCCAATGAGTATAAACCCTTTCGTGTGGACTGGTGGGATGTTCCAGGACGAGACGAGAAGTGGAAGCAGGAAACTATCGCCAATACGTCTCAGGCACAATTTGATCAAGAGTATAACAATCACGCGATTGGATCTACGGACACTCTTATTGCGGCCGAACATCTGCTGGCTCTGAAGGCTTCGATACCAATCGAGACGATTCGCAACGTGAAGATCTATCAGAAGCCGATTGAAGGGCATCGATATGTCGTCACGGTCGACGTATGTAAGGGACGAGGACAGGACTATTCCACTCTGACGGTCACGGATCTCTCGGTTCGTCCGTTCGAGCAGGTGGCTACCTTTCGAGACAATCTGATCTCTCCGCTAATCTTTCCGGATCTCATTGTTGGCGTGGCCAAGCGATTCAACGAGGCTCTGATCGTCATTGAGAACAATGACGTCGGACAGGTGGTCTGCAACGGAGTATATTATGACATGGAATACGAGAACACCTTCGTGGAACGATCTGGAGTCAAGGGAGGCATCGGCGTTACGATGACCAAGAGAGTCAAGAAGGTTGGATGCTCGTTCCTGAAAGATCTGATCGAGGGAAAGAAGCTGACGATTCATGACTCCGACGCGATACTCGAACTATCTACGTTTGCTGCTCATGGAGACAGCTATCAGGCCGAGGGAAACAATCATGATGACCTCGTGATGAACCTCGTGATGTTGGCTTGGTTTCTGACCACTCCATTTGCGGAGCTAAAGGACGGAGAGCTCAAGGAGATGCTCTTTGCGGAATCCGTGAAGGCGATGGAGGACGAGCTGGTGCCAGCTGGTTTCCTGGGAGGAGCAACTCAAGGAGAGGCGACTCGATCAATGGAAGTGTACAGCGAGATGCTCGAGCAGCAGCGCGCATGGGATTCTCTGTGAAACTCGAACTACAGTTGAATATATTGTAAAAGATTCTCATTTTTGAATTCCGCTTTTGCTTTACGTATAGCAATAGAGCGTGAAGGATCGACCTGATGGCCATCCCTGTAGGGGCGATAGATATGATTGTGCTGCATAATTCCTTTAATCGGGTTGTTGTAGAGCTGGTGGATATTGGCGTATCGCGACCAGCATTTCTATTTATGCATCATGAATAGTTGAAAAGTGAAATATAATAAATACGGTTAAGTGAGTTAATCCTCTTGTCATTCAACTTATCAAACCAATAACTGAAAGGTAACAACTAATATGGCATTCCTCGTCTCTCCAGGCGTTCAGGTTCAAGAAAAAGACCTGTCAAACGTCGTACCAGCCGTCGCCACTTCGATCGGCGCTTATGCCGGTCCGTTTAAGTGGGGTCCAATCGGCATTCCCGTCACGGTCTCCTCGGAAGTAGACCTCGTCACCAACTTCGGTAAGCCCGATGCGGCTCATGCGGTTCCGTTCTTGACCGCCGCAAGCTTTCTTAAGTACGGCAACACACTCAAGGTTTCCCGCTCGATCAATTCTTCCGCGGCAAATGCGATCGCGACCTACATCACGAACTCCGGTTCCGGATCGTATGTTTCTGCTTCGACGAGCGTTTTGATCGGTAACATCGATCAGTTCAACAACCTCTCGAGCTCCGCGGCTTCTCCGGTTGGATCCTCATCGTACACTTTCATCGCTCGATATCCTGGCACTACGGGCAACTCTCTGGGCGTCTACGTCGTCACGGCGGCTACGAGCCCGACGGACTCATATGGCAAGCTGTTCGACTACGTGCCGACCTACAACTCGAACAATACGACGGTCGTCACTGTGTCTAGCAATACTATCACGGCTTCTCAGAGCACGGTTCTGGTTTCCAGTGCTTCCTTTGTGAACACCGGCATCTCTACCTCAATGTACGTCATCGGCACCGGAATCTCCACTGGTTCCGCGGCTCGTGTGCAATCGATCTCCACGACCGGTTCAAACTATCTCATCACGCTGTCGAGTTCCTTCATCACCTCAACGACGTCGGCCAAGTTGACGTTCTTCGAACCCGATGAAGTTCACGTGGCCGTGGTTGATATTGATGGTGGTATCTCCGGTACTCCTGGCACTTTGATCGAGAAGTGGCAGAATTTGTCACTCTACACGGATGGTAAGCGTCCGGATGGCACGAACAATTACTATCGTGATTACATCAATCGTAATTCCTCGTGGATCTATGGCAACACTCTCGTCGCCGAGATTCCCAATGCGGACATATCTTTGAACAACACGGCATTCATCAATCTGCCGATCACCACGACGGCACTGGCGCACGTGCTTGGCAACCTCAACACATTGGGAATCACTGGTACTCTTGGTGGTAATGGTTCGGACGGTTCCGTGATCGGTGCTTCTGGTGACATCGGTAATGCATTGAATACCGTGTTCCTCGACGCGGCAACGATCGACATCAATCTGCTCTTCAGTGGCGACACTACTGGTTTGACCGGTCTCAGTTTTGCGGAGCAAACCGTTCAATTGATCGCAAACACTCGTAAGGATGTCGTTGGTTTCATCTCGGCTCCATTGAACATTTGGCAGCAGACCTCCAATTCGGCCAAGCAAGCGGCCATTCTGGCCAAGTTCAATGATCAGACGGCCACGCACGATTCATACTCCGTGTTCGACTCGACTCCGCTGTACGTCTATAATAAGTATCAAGACAACTACGTCTGGATTCCGGCGTGTGGTCACATGGCTGGTCTCTGTGCCAATACCGATACGGTTGCTGATGCCTGGTTCTCTCCGGCCGGTTACAATCGCGGCAATCTGAAGGGTGTGACCAAGCTGGCCTACAACGCCGATCAGGCCGGTCGTGACGCTCTCTATCAGGCCTCGATCAATCCGATCGTCTCGTTCCCCGGTCAGGGCATTCTGCTCTTTGGTGACAAGACCGCTCAGTCCAAGCCGAGTGCCTTCGATCGCATCAACGTTCGTCGCCTCTTCATCATCCTCGAGAAAGCGATCTCGACGGCCGCTAAGTATCAGCTTTTCGAGCTCAACGATCAGTTCACACAGGCAATGTTCCGTAACATGACGGAACCGTTCTTGCGGGACATTCAAGGTCGTCGTGGCATCACGGACTTCCTTGTGGTGTGCGACTCGACCAATAACACTCCGGGAGTGGTAGATGCCAATCAGTTCGTGGCGGACATCTACATCAAGCCTGCGCGATCGATTAACTTCATCACTCTGAACTTCATTGCCACTCGTACAGGTGTCTCCTTCTCGGAGATCGCTGGCGCCTCGAACGCGTAAACCTGGAAACCGACATATAAATAAAAGAAAGAAAAACTTATGCCAACTCTAGGTGTAGATCAATTCAAGTCCAAGCTGACCGGCGGAGGTGCTCGCGCTAATCTGTTTCAGGTCACGTGTAACTTCCCCGGCTTTGCCGGTGGTAGTTCGGAACTCGCTTCCTTCATGATCAAGGGCGCGAGTCTTCCAACCTCAACTCAGGGCCTCATCGAGGTTCCATTCCGTGGTCGTAAGCTCAAGATCGCCGGTGATCGCACGTTCCCCGAATGGACCATTAAGGTCATCAATGACGTGCCGATGAAGCTTCGTGACGCGTTCGAGCGTTGGATGAACGGAATCAATCAGCATCAATCCAATATCGGTCGCACGAATCCCAAGGACTACATGACCGACTGGTCCGTTGCTCAGCTCGATAAGTCTGGAGCCGTTGTGAAGACTTACATCTTTCGCGGTGTATTTCCTTCGACGGTCGGTGCTATCGATCTGGCCTATGACTCCAATGATACTATCGAGGAATTCGACGTGACGGTTCAGTATCAATACTGGGAAGCCAGCTCGACTCCGAGCTCGGGTGGATCTGGCGGAAGCTTTGGTATCTCGGCCGGTGTCTCCGCTTCCGTCAACGTGGGCGGTGTAACCATTAGCGGTGGTATCGGAACCTAATCTTCAGAAGCAACTCATGGGCGGTTCGAGTAACATCGAGCCGCCCTTTTTAGCTTTTGAAACGGTATAAATAGATTCACCATGAAATTGTTCGGTCTGAATATCACTCGTGAGATTAAAAAGAATCAGGAGCTTCTGCAACCAACGGCTCCTGAATTCGATCGCGGCCTTTTGCCTATTGCGTCCGAACAACCTGCGGAGAAAAAATCTTTTGTTCCCAAAGAAGGCGAGGATGGTTCGACCGTCATCTCGGCTGGTGGATACTTTGGTCAATATATCGACATCGACGGTACGACCGTAGCTTCAGATCAGGATCTGATTCTCAAGTATCGCAACGCGGCCGAGCAGCCCGAGTGTGACATGGCCGTGAACTACATCATGGACGAGGCCATTGTCTCTGGCGAAGACGGTGCACCGGTCTCGCTGGTCATGAATGACCTTGAATATGGTGACGACGTGAAGGACGCGATTCAAAAAGAATTTGATGAGGTGCTTCGCCTGCTCGACTTCTCTCGCCAATGCTCGGACATCTTTCGTCGTTGGTACGTCGACGGCCGCCTATACTATCACATCATCGTCGATGATCACGATCCATCGAAGGGCATTCAGGAACTTCGATTCATCGACTCCATCAAGATTCGTAAGATCCGTGAGGTCGACACACGAATCGATGCGGAGACCGGTGTCAAGCTCATCACGACCAAGGCTGAGTATTTCGTATACAACGAGAATCAGATCGCTGGTCAGCTGGTTCAGACGGTCAATACCGGTGACTCCGTTACGGGCCTTCGAATCGATCCCTCGGCAATCTGCTACATTCCCTCTGGTCTTCTTGACTCAACTCATAAGCGCATCGTCTCTCACATTCATAAGGCTCTGAAGCCGGTGAATCAGCTGCGTATGATGGAGGACTCTCTGGTCATCTATCGCATCTCTCGTGCTCCGGAACGACGCATCTTCTATGTCGACGTTGGCAATCTGCCCAAGGCCAAGGCCGAACAGTACATGCAGGAGTTGATGTCGAAGTATCGCAATAAGATGGTGTATGACGCCAATACAGGTGCCATGCGAGATGATCGTCGACACATGTCGATGCTCGAGGACTACTGGCTTCCTCGTCGTGAAGGTGGTCGCGGAACCGAGATCTCGACTTTGGCTGGTGGACAGAATCTGGGACAGATCGACGACATCGTCTTCTTCAAGAAGAATCTGTACCGTTGCATGAATGTTCCTTTGTCTCGCTTCGAGGCCAAGGAATCACTCTGGACGGCCGGAAAGTCCACGGAGATCAATCGCGAGGAAGTAGCCTTTCAACGCTTCGTGGATCGTCTGCGGAGACGCTTCTCTTCTCTGTTCCTCAATCTTCTGAAGACTCAGCTCCTTCTCAAAGGTATCATCGTCGAGGATGACTGGAGACTGATCAAGGAGAAGATCTCGATCGATTTCAAGCGAGACAACTACTTCGCGGAACTCAAGGACTTCGAAGTCCTTTCGGCTCGCATGGATATGCTTGGTAAGGTTGGCGAATTCATTGGTCGATACTACTCCGAGAAGTGGGTGCGGCGTAATGTTCTTCGTCAGTCCGATGATGACATCGAGAAGATGGATCTCGAGATTGCCGAGGAAAAAGCCAAGGGAGATATCGCTCCGGACGCCGGAGAGAACGTTCCACAGGGTGGAACTCCAGCAGAAGGAATTCCAGGCGGAGAAGAAGCCATGGGTGGTATGCCAGCCGGTGCTGAAGGATTAGGCGCTCCGGAAGCCCCAATCGAAGCTGAAGCTCCTGCTGAAGAAGTTCCTACTGAAGAGATACCTGCAC